GAGAGAAATATCCGTGTGGGAAAAGGTTCTGGAATGGAACGAGCTTACCCAATTTGTGGCGAGCAACGAGGTCGCGAGATAGTTCTACAGATGTATTAAATGTAGAATCAGCAATTGGCCAACCTGGAGCACCACCCGAGTTAACGTGCTCAATACTAATATAATCGCTGTTCGCTTGAGCGTGACCAGCGTGAAATGATGTGTTTCCTTCAGCAACGTACTGATCGACGTTTTGCTTATCACCTACACCGAATGTAGCTGAAACACCGCGAACCTTAAATGTCGCACCGATTCCGTCAAAGTTTGTAGTTGCCGCGTGGTGAAGCGTAATACCGCGAACACCGTTAGGACGACCTGCCCTAAAGAATGGAGACGGATTTTGTCGAATAGCATATGACATTATTCTTTAATCTCCTCAGCTGGACCTTCGCCCATACCCTTAATTTCTTCATCATCGATGTGGATTGGTTTTTCTGGTTCGCTCATGATAATCTCCTTGGTTAATGCTTTAATTATACCATTTGCTTTAAGCAATGTGGGGCAGCTGCGCTTTTAGCTTCGTAATGATCGCATTCTTTTCGTCAATAATGCGATATAATGCTTCTTCTTTTTTACGTAAAGCGTCTATGAGCTCATCGCGATCTTTATCGACATTAGTCATTCTATCAATAATTACATTTTGACGATCAATTTGTTCTGATAACTCTTTAATGAGTTTTTCATACCCGGCATAAGTAAGTCGATCTTCTGCTCGTTGCTTTTCAATAGGATTTTTACGTCTACGTTTAAATAATCCATCTTTATCATTTTTCTTACTAGCAATAAATGTGATGTACGCAACAAAAATACCACCAAAGGTGGTTATGGCAGCAACGCCTAGAGTTGATACCTCAGGAGACAACGCCATCGGTTATCTCATCTGGTGGCAAGTAAAAAATAATACACACAGCTTGAAGTGCAGCCAAACCGATAAAGAGTGCAGCGACAAGCAGTGTTCCACCGTCAATAATTCTAAACATCAAAGCAATCGACCAAAATGCTTTAAAGCTTAATCCAATTACCATCATAGTGCGTAATTTTTCCCAGTGTTTAGAAAACAAACCAAACGCGAGAGCGATGCCAAGCACGATAAAAAGAATAGCCCAAATATGCATGAATATTTCACTTGGTGCAACTATTGGAAAAATAGTAGGTTCCCATAAAAATACACCTATTCCAATAATTATATTCAAGATAGAAAAGACAAACGTTTGCCAGAACACTACTGGCAAAATTCTTCGCAGGCTGGGTCGAGCTTTAATAATATCTTTTTGTATATCCATTAGCTTAATTTTAACACATTAAAAGCCTTGACGTGATACGGAAAGACACGTATGCCGAGAACCAAATGCACCAGATCCTCCTACGCGAGTCGCGCCACCATCACGAACATCTAATTGATGTATAAGTTTAGTTCCGGCTACTAGATTAACCATAACGGATATAGGCGCAATAGATCGGTTCGTAGAATCAAAATTAACATGTGACCATGGCATCCAAAGAACTAAATGATCCCAGTTTGATGATCCAGGTAATTGATATTTAATCGTATGAAGCGTAGGTCTTGGAACGTCAATACATCTAAGATTTGCGGTTATAAGATATTCACCAGTAACACCTATTATCAACTCGTTGTTGTTTCTAGTTATTGTTGAATTCGGGCCCGATTCAAGAGTATTATATCCTAATGTTGTTGTACCTATATTGTGAACAGAACCTGTACTCGGGTTTGAATACGTAAGAGTTGCTCTGTCATTTTGATACGACGTATTATTTATATTCGAAGCAGGAATTTGTCCAGTTGGACTAATTGGAATGGTTCCTGTGTTTGCTCCAAGTGTATTATATGTGCGAATTTTTAAACCTGTTCCGCCTTCACCCGTTTGGATCTTAGCAAGAAGCGTATCATCTGAGCGTCTAAATGTTGCAAGATCTTTATCAGCTTCCGTACTTGTCGCAGCAATCACATTAAATGGAAGTTTAGGCCCAATTTCAAAGCGGTTCGAGTTTGTTGCGACTTTACCAAATGAAACACCGCGGCCGCTCGCGTGAAAGTCCATAAGCGTAAATGCTGTTGGTATGATAGCGACATCTGCACCAGTCCCAAAGAAATCTGTCGCTTCAAGCCTAAAATCATACGCATCGTCAACGTTAATACCTGGAAGAATAAACGCATCATCTTGAAGATCAAGTTGATATTCACCATATGTGCCCGTACCTACTGGATCAATTACGTGTTCAGTCCAAGTGGTTGCAGAACGCTTTTTATACTTAAGAATGAATTGAGCTGTGTTCTCATTTCGAAGTGGCGCAATAAGTCCACCGGGATAAACAATAACGTGATTTCCGTCTTCGTCCCAAGCTCCTGTACTATCACAACGGGTAACAACCATTGCTGCGAATGGATCGACATATTCTTCAACTTCTACAGAAGTGAACGTAAGATCTTCATTAGACCTTGAGCGAGAGTCTTGTGTAATAAACCCGATAAATCGTTGGCCGTATCCCGTTACGATTGGAGAAACAGCGGTGCTTTCTTTTCCATCGCTCACCCAGTTTTCGAAAATAAAATTAGTTTTAAGAATCGTGCTGCCGAACGCACCTTGTGCAGTCATCGAAAGCGCGAGCTGGGACTTATTCTGAATAAAGAATGAGAATTGATTTGAAACTAATTCATTTGCTTCTTCTACAGCGTAATTAGTAATTGTTGGTAAGAAACTCGAAGTATTTGGCACATTCGCAGTAAATCCGATTGTGCGTGTTCCAATATGGCTTCCACCATTCCACGTTTCAACAGTAACAGTTCCAGTACCACTTTCGTTATTTGGACGCCTATTCGCTAAGCTGCTTGGCGTATTCCAAACAACACTCGATCCAGCGTTATCACTAATATTTCCAGATTGACCGTTGAAGTCATACCGCACACGATGATGGAATGATCCAGATGCGCGAGGCAAGTTAATTGTAACAGGTGAGCCTATTTGGAAACTTCCCGGCATCGTCGGATTTGTGGCGCGCGGAATTGTTGGAAGATTCCACGATCCACTAGTAGACCTGTTTCCAAAACTATAAAGCCAACCGTTAATTCCAGCACCAAATGCGCCTGAACCATCTCCATTGTGATTAACAACGACAGTTCCGCTTCGTAGTTGATGTTTTCCTGGCCCAAGATTACTCCACGTACCGTTTCCGATTCCAGCAGTGTGAACGTTTCCGCCGTCAATTCGAACGGCGTTATTGTACCAGAGGTCATACCGAGCGATATTTAAACCAGCACGCCAAGCAATTGTTGATGTGTTGTTTCCGATATCTTGTCCAATCAAATTCCACTCTACGTAAAAGCGAGAGTTTTTGCCTGGAGGTGCTGCTGTCTCGATGTAACCACTAGTTGAAGACATTTATTATCCGATCATGTTGAAGCTTAAGTTTCCGTTTTCTCGAGGAGTAAATGCGAAACGTCCAATTTGAATGCTTTTTGTAATATTCGCGTCTGTAATATGCAGCTTATTATTGCTCATATACGCAACTTCTACGCCAGCTTGGGTGAAGCTAATTCTGTTGTTTTGTATTCTCAGTGAAAGCTCGTTTCCGATCTCTCCTAATATAATATCACCTCCATCGAATCGGATATACTTAACAAGCTCTTCGAATCGTGTTTTTGAATCTCCGTCGATATTAGCGACTTGTTCAAATAATTTATTAAACGTAAATTCAACTGAGCTATTTGTTTGTTCAATAGATGTACTTAGTTGAGTAGTTGTTGTTTGGAATGCAGTTCTAGTAATGTATTCAGCTGCGACTTGGCTTAAAATACTTGCCTCAGATTGAGTAAGAGACGATGATAGATTTCGAATTGTTTCGAGAATTTGAGAAGACGTTTGAACAGTGGTCGCGTTTTCTGTTAATAGATTTATGCGTTGAGCAGTTGATGCTTCTGTCTGTGTGAACGTTCCATAATTACTACCGACAGTAATAATGTTAGAGCTTGGTCGAAGTAAATCTAGTGTCATTTTAGTAATGAGCATCATTCCGTTTAACCCGTGTACTGGACTTTTAACGCGCACATATTCTAAGAATCGAAAATCATCTGCAGAAAGCCCAAGCTTTTTAAGATCAATAGCTTTTAGCTCAATTGAATCGATTGGGTTAACAGCCTCAGCTAAATCTTTTATACCAGCGGTTTTTAATCGATCCGGCAGACTTATGTTTTCATGGATCACTGTTTTAAAAATATGACTTTCAAGCCCGAGTGCAATTCGCGCGTCTTCATCAGCAATATAATCCAAACCATCGTTAACAGCTTCAATTGTGATGCGTGTTTGGCTTTCACCCTCTTCATTGCTTTGGTTTGAGCCCAACGGAATGATCGCTGTTGCGATATCAGATCCGCGAGATTGACGAACAAGGTCCATCATGTTTTCACCCAATTCAATAATTTGACTGCTTGAGTATGGTGAATCTTCTAAATAATCAAGATATCGCACACCACCTGACAGTCTAACTACTAAATGCCCACCAAGAAGAACAGGTAATTTGTTCAACATTTCATCGAGAGTAGTTGGGTATCCGCTTGATGCTCGAGTAATTAAATTGTTCTCATCAATTACTGTAACTTCACCAACAGTAAATTGTTTCTCAGCGTTAACCTGTTCGTTATGACTATCGACAAGCATCTTAAGATATGCTTCAACTCCAAAATCTTCTTCTGGGTCAGTATTTGCGCCCCAAGAATAGGGACGAACAACACTGTCTGCAAAATACGCAAGTTCGCTTTCACATTCAAACGTTCGTATGTCTTCCATGTCGTCAGCAGTATCGATGATTCGTCCACCAAACAGACGTGCCGTGTCATCAAAAACTTCAATCGTAGTTGAAAGTTTTTTTAGCTCACCAATTATTGGATGGTCTGGATAAAGCGAAAAATTAAAACCATACGCGACGTTGTCTTCGAATTCTAACTTACCAGAAACAATCGCGAGCTCATCAACTCGCGGATCGTAAAGTAAATTTCCATTTGCTCGGATAGTATACATTATAGTGTTGCTTCCTGATAAGTGAACGTTACTAGCACACCCTCAGCAGCAACAATTCGAACAGGGTTTTTACCGGGGTGCAAAATGAAATCCGTGAATTTGAATGATCCAGAAGATATGTTTTGCGTGATTCCGTTAATAGTAACTGACGCATTTCCAGTCGAAACAATAGTAGGAAGTACACGACGACGTTCATTTTTTAATGTTTTTGTTATATCACCTTCAGCGGGTGATGTAATTTTTACAACGGTTTCTTTTACTTTATATCGCCAAGGTTCGCAGTTTACGCGAAAATCAATAGACGCAAGCCCAAGACCACGTGAAAGTTTTCCTGTTGAAACACGCCCGATTAAATAGTGCGACTGATCGTGCCCCAAAATTATTTTCATCTTTTGGCCATTACAGTACGCGTCTACTTTCTGACGGAGTGGTTCCCACTCAGGTTCTGGCGCAGTTGTAATGAGCTCGAATGCTAGATTGCGGTTTCCATATTTAGGTTCATTAGATAGCACCTCAGTCGTATCTATAGCACCATCTCGTCCTGGAATATCGAGATATGAAGATTTTACCGGCGCAGAATCTAATCCCCAACCAGACGCAAGAAGCAGACCCCAGGCGTCAAAACTCCAGAGGTCTCCAATCTTTATTTGTGGTCGGTTATTATACATTATGCTGCAACTCCTCTACGGCGTCTGTTTGAATCTTTTTCGAGTGCTTGATCGATTTTCTTTCGTATCGATCCGACTAGTTCGCCAGAATCGAGAAGTACTTGAATATCTTTTTGGTCTTCACGAAGTCCGCGGATTTCTTCAAGTAAAGCTTCGAATACTACTGAATTATCTACGCCCATTGTATCAGCAATTCCTGCGCCGATCTTGCCTAGAACATCTCGAGTAAGTGGCAGAATTGCTTCGTCGCCAGCTTCTCCACCAACCATTGCTTCTGTACCATTCATTCCAAATAGCGTAGGTTTCGTCATAATACCACCAGCTTTGTGGAAGCTCACGTCGAGAGTCGGGATTGTTCCTTTTAGGAGATCGCCGATTTTCCAGCCAGCAGGTTTGAATCCGAATTTAGGCATTGGAATTTTTGGCCATTCAATTTTGAAACTGAAGAATCCCTTAATCATGTCAATCGCTTTTTTAACGATATCTTTAGCTGCGTTTATTGGTCCCTCAATAGCAGACTTAATCGCGTTAAAGATATTTGTGACGGTGTTTTTGATTCCGTTAAATACGTTTGTAATAACATCACGGATAGTGTTAATTACTGGGGTAAGAAATCCGACGATTCCGTTCCACACACCCTTAAAGAAATTGCTTATCGCACCCCATACAGTATTCCAGACAGCCATAATTGCGTTTACAACTGTCGTAATAATCGTCATGACTGTATTTATATACCATGTAACTGCTGTAACTATTCCTTCCCAAATCGCAGAGAAGAATGCGCTTATCGCACCCCATGCCGCTTCCCATATTGGAACGATAAAGTCTAAAATCGCTTTTATAATTGTCATTACGAGGTTAATGTACCAAGTAACTGCTGTAACGATTCCTTCCCACACAAAGCTTAAGAATTGAGATATATATCCCCAAGCCCAAGTCCAAAGCGCGATCAACGGTTGAATCAAGATTGTGTTAATAATCGCAAGAGGAATTCCGATATAAAGCGTAAGGAGTGCCATAAATATTTCCCAAATAACCTTGAACGCTTCAACGATTCCATTCCATACGCCAGTGAAGAATGAGCTGATTGCGCCCCAAGCTGTGGTCCAAGCGTCAACAACGCCTTGCCATATTCCAGTGAAGAATTCAACAATCGCGGTCCACACAGTAATTGCGATTTCTTTGATCCATTCCCAGTTAGCAATGATAAGTGCAGCAGCACCAATAACGGCGGCGATGATAAGTCCAATTGGACCGAGAGCCATTAGCCAACCTGCCATCATTTTCGCGCCCATGACGAGGGCTTGAACGCCGGCGATTGTTTGCAATTGGATATACCTAAGTAATGCTGGAATGAGCAGCGCGCCGATTACGATTGCGATATTGCGCACGAGTACTTCGTTTTCGCCGATCCATTTAATGATTTGAGAAAATCCAGTGACGAATCCTGTGACGAACGAAACGATTGAGCCTGAGTTCGCATCAAGCCAAGCAGTAAATCCTTGGAAGAAATCTTTTACGACAGGCATTGCGTCTTTTACGATAGCAGCACCAACACGAGAAGCGGCTGCTTGCATGTTTGCGAATGATCCTGTTACAGTATCACCCATCGTAGTTGCGGCTGTACCCACACCTTTTTCCATAGCGCTTGCGAATGTCGCGAAGTCGATCTCACCTTTAGACGCCATCTCAGATGCTTTTTCAGCTGTAACACCCATTTCATTCGCGAGAAATTGGAGTGCTGGAATACCGCGGTCGTGGAGCTGATTGATTACGTCCATTTGAACTTTATTCGAAGTCGCAACCTTATTGAAGATCGCACCCATTTCACCCATGTCAGCACCAGCAAGAGCAGCTGAGTTTGCTACAGTTTTAAGCACACCTTCGAGTTGTGTTCCAGGTTTGATTCCAGCAGCGACAGCGTTCGCAGCGGTTGTTGCTGCGGCATCTAATCCAAAAGCTGTGCCCTTAACAGACGCAAGGGCATTGCTCATGATTACATCAACTGTTTCACCTGCGTGGCCAAGACCACGAAGTTTTGCTTCTGCATTCTCTATATTGAGGGCTCGGGTAATACCACCCTTTAACGCAAAGGTGGCGGCAGTCGCAGCGACTCCCGCCAAAATACCACCAACGGCAAGAACACTGTTTCCAGCTTTAACAATACTGTCGTCAACTTTCTTTTGGAAAGTCATCGCCTCTTTTGTCTTTTTAGCCTTGTCAGTTGTTTTATCTAAGGCGTCATCAGCGGGCTTGGTGTTTAGACCAAGTGTACCGAATAGCTTAAATACTTCGCCCATCGCCATTGTTAATATCCTTACGTGCTTTTATAAACTTGCTTGCAAAATTGATTTGCTCAGATTCCTGTTCCGCAGACGCGACCTTTTTCTTGTTCTTTCGGATTTTGGAATTCTTTTTAACAAGCTCTTTATACTCGGCAAAATCGAGGCTTTTTTGGTTTTTACCTTCACCCTTAGTAGGCTTGCGGTAAAGCCAAATTTCCCAGACCATGTCGTCTTGCTTTTTGTCAAAGAGATATAAAATGAAGTCAACAGCGCCAGTGAGTGAGTACGATCTCAGAACCTGTTTAGGATCTGAGTATCGCCCCCATAAAAGATCTTTTAATTGGTGCTCGCCGTCTCGTCCGTCATCAAGGACGCGGCTGAGGTAAAAACTTCTTTGATTTCCGGATTCTTGAATAGCTGAATGAGTAGCTTAGTGTACGCACCAGCGCCAAGTCCCTTGATATCTTCGATGCTTGTTTCAGTCAAGTCAGCGAGTAACGCGTTAACGTCATCTTTTACGACAAGAATGTTTTTAAGAACCTGTTGTAATAGAGCAGCCATAACTGCCATACCACGCTGCTGAATTTCTTCATCAGTCATTTTCTTTTTCTGCTTACCGTTATCACCGCCGAACTCGTTAAATACCTTAACGAGCTCATCTTTTAGCTCGAGTTTTCCTAGAATGTTTAGTACTAGGAAAACGTCGTCGCCTCGTAGATTTCGAATGTTCATTTTATATCCTCCTCGGATTCTTTAATTTAGATTATGGGGTTACAGGTGCGTCGCCAGGGTAGTAGATGGTCCATGGGAATTCATCTGCTGCAAGCTGCTCAAATGACGCGTGAGCTGTTATAACTTGTTCGATCACAGCTTCATTATTATCTTCAGTTGAAACGTTCAATGGAGATGTAACAAGCCCGTTGTCAAGCAAGAAGATAATCGGTTTCTTCGTTCCGTTGTGTACACCAACAACTGCAATCGTAGGAATGTAGTCGCTTTCTTCAACGTAACGCTTGCTCTTAATTTTCTTGTAACCAGCAGGAGCTTCTTCAGCTGTTGCGTTTGTCATCACACCATTGAGTGATCGGCGAAGTGCCTCAGCAGATAGTTCCTTAAGGTTGATTGTTGCGTTCGCAGTTGCAGATTCAAGAACCTTTAGACCAACTACGTCCATGTGACCAGTACCGTCAACTTCTGGTTTTCGGTATGATTGTTCGATATTTACTGATACACCACCACTTGTTGCACCAACAAGTGTTCCAGTGAATTCGCCTTCTGCAAACTCAACATCCGTAAAGACGGTCGCTGAATCGATCATGAAGTTTTCAACACTGTTTTTGGTGTAGCCTGTTTTAGCTAATGCCATAACGTTTATTCCTCTCGTCAATTTTAACGTTAAATGTTATATTACGCCGATGAAGATCCGGAACTAATGTCGGGATTTCCATACTCGATCCGAAACTATAGATTAGATTAAGATCTGGCGTAAGGTCGCGTCGATACTCAAGTGCGTCTTTAAGTTTCTCCTCTAATTTTACTACGTTTAGTGCGCTAGAGCCCCGTCCAAATATATCGATATCTAGTATATACATATCTTGATTTCGTCCGTTGTCGCTAACGGTTGTAGTATAAGTCAAATATGGGTATTCTACTTTACTTTTTGTGTTCATTCGGTGGAAGCTATTCGTATGAATACTTTTCAAAACACGAGCAAATTCTTGTAATACTTTTTCCATTATTTTCCTTTGAAATTAGCGCCTAACTGTTCAATAAACACATCTTGTACGCGCTTTTTATTTTTTCTAAATGAAGTACGAAGCGCTGGATTTGGTTTCATACCCTTGGTGAAATGCTTCTTGCCGTCGGTGCCGATATAATACCAACCACCTTTACGACCGTCCCCGTTTTCAGCAAATTCACCTGTTCCGTATTCATTATAGATTGCGTAGTCCAAAGGTGATCCAATTTTACTTGTGATCTCTTCTGGTTTCTCTTCGACTTGGTGCGAATAGCTGTCGCTTAACGCGCCTGTGTCGCGGCGAACGAGCGTTTTGGTTTGACCAACAATTACTAGAGAACCGAGTTCGATAGCGCCAAGAATGACTCTATGCATCTCATCTTTCACTTGTTTGCTGTTATCCTGAAACTGCATCCGTTCCTCCTCCTCGTCGAAGGTATATTTCTAAATGGTGCCCAACTCCCATTGGATCATCAACGTACGTAACGTCGTAGACTTTACCGTCTGGACCCTTTAGGAGATTTTCTTCTGTAACTGTTCCGCCACCAGGAATGATAGCGATATGCGTAGAATTTTCTACAAACGCATTATCGTTTGACCCTGTTGGCATATCAGTTCCAGAAAGTAAATCAATATAGCCGTTAAGTTTTCCAGTTTCACTCCAAGACGAAGATGAGCCGCCGATTCCGTCGTCGGACTCTGTGCGGCTCAAAATCGAAATGGCATAAGCCGGAGGCATTATCCCCACCTCATTTTTTCGTACTTCTTAGCGAAGTTCATAAGACTTGCTGGATATCCTGAAACAGATTCTGCAGCAGTCGCATCATAATACGTTGTACTCATGCGGCTAATAGTTTCAGATTTTACTCCAATTTTACTGCCCATTTTGACATCATACTTAATGAGATTTGAGATACCTATTTTGATATCAGCAGGATAAACGACAAGCGACACGATAGCTTCTCTAAAAACTCCAGCAACTCGAGGTGCACACTCAAGAGTAATTATAGTACCAACTACATCTTTTACTGTGTACAGACCGTCGTTTACGCCGGCGCCATAGATTTCTAACGTGTCGCCTTTTCGAATAGAACCAGATATTTCGTCTCGCCTTGTTACGATCGTATCATCTGAGATGGTTACGCCATAACCGCGAATGCCTTTAACCTGAAAGTTATTAGAAGTAATCTGACGCAAGCTCGCTTCAAATCCATCAAGCTGATCCTGTGTAATTTCAGGGTCGTACTTTTGAGCTTCGCGTAGCGTTAAAATCACAATTATTTCTTTCTAACTTTAATCTTTTTCGGTTTGTCGTTGTATGCAACTTTAATCGGTTTTCCGGTTTTGAATCCGTGAGCCTTTAAGACTTTTTGCATATATGGCGAGTTGGCCTCACGGACCTCCTCGCCACGATACATAAGAGGCATGGCTTTAGGCCTCTGTGACCTCGTAACCAGCGTCACGACATCGTTGTGCATACCACTCATTTGTGGTTTCACCAACACCATCAGAGAATGAAACTCCGCGTGACTTACCATTGAAACCTTCAACAGGTGTCTTGATTCGGTAAGTTACTTCTTTTTCAGATTGGCCTTCAGCTTTTCGAGCAGCTTTTTCTGCTTTCTTAGCATCAGCTTTCTCTTTAGCTTCGCGCTTTTTCTTGTCAGCAGAGCTTTCACCGTCAAACGCAGGTGCTAACTCTTCTGGGCCTACAAGGCTTGAATCAGCGTCACGAAGAAGCTTTTCAATTTCTTCACGAGTCGCACCTTCTGGAATTTCAACTTCGAGAAGATCAGCTTCCGCTAATAGCTCTTCATCTGTTGGTGCCTTTGGGTTTTGTTCAGGTTTATTAGCCATGATATGAATCCTCCTTGGATGTTTTGAACGTTATTATTGGACTTTGACATTACGAAGAACGGCAGCCTTAAGTGTTTTCTTAAGAACAACACCGGCAACCATTTCAACTTCACCACGCTTAACAGCACCAGGTGCGTTAAGGTCAGGCAAGAATGCCTTCATACCAACACCACCGGCTGGAGTTACACCGTGGAAACCATCAAGTGCAAATGTCACAGCGTAAAGGTCTGTAAGACCAGTAGTGCTTGTACCGCCAACAGTACGAGTACGAATAGGAACAACAGGAACAGTTGTAGTACCGTTGAAGTATTGACCGAGGTCGATAAATTCAATTCCGTTGTAACCTTCAACTGTGCGACCAAAAGCGTCTTCGCCTGAAGTCATGTAACCTGCAACACGTGCAGCAGCCTTAAGCTTATTGATCAATTTGGTGTTACCCATGATCGCATCAGGTGTACCGTCAAGAACAGAAAGGAAATTGTCAAGATTCTCAAGAAGAGCAAGAGCAGTATCCTTATCAACAGTTGCGCTTAGGTCAATAACTTCACCAGCACCGATTTCAGTGCTTGATCCTGTAAGGATCTTGTCAAGACCGTCGAAAGTCTCAGCGTCAGCAGCTTCATCACCGTTAATAGCTTGGTAGTGGAAGTAGTTACGAGCACCCTTAATCTTTTCCTTAAGTTGGAAGTCGATTTCGTCGAGTGCACCAGAAGTTTCCTGGATTACGCGGTCGAGTTCGAACGCACCACCAAAGATCTTAAGATCAGTAGTCGCTTTTTCACGTAACGCTTGAGTAGGCGCGTACTCTTCGTTAATTGAACGACCTTGAGCGGTTGAAGGAGTCTTCAAACGTGTGTAGCCGTAAGTTAATGTTGATCCACCAGTTCCCGGAGAAACAGAGTCGTCAAACGTTAATAGGTCAAGCAATCGTGATTCGCGGCGGAATTCATCGATTACGAGCTGCAGAACTTTGTCCTGCATAGTAGCTTTAGCTTGCAAAAGTGTAAGAGCCATATTTATCCTTTTTTAATTATTTCTTGTAACTTTCGGCGATTGCGTCCCTGAGTGTTTCCACTTTTTCTTCAGAGTTTGGCTTGCCATTTTTTAGGCCGTTATCGACAGGTTTAAATCCGCCTTTATCGTCCTTATCGTCAGAACCTTCTCCGTCACCTTCGCCTTCACCGAAATACTTCGGGTTAGACTCTTTCAAGTTCTTGATAGCAGATTCAACGTTTTTGTAATTTCCGTCAGAATCAGTTTCAAGATCACCTAGTTTGAAAAGCGCATAATCGATATCTTCTGCACCGGCTTCGCGAAGTGCTTCGCGGAGGCTGCTTTCGTTTCGCGTTTTTACAAGCTCGGCGTCTTTTTCAGCAGCTTCGGTCTTGTACTTTTCAATCTCGTCTTGAAGTTCCTTGGTGTCTTTGTGGTCCTTCTGTAGCTGTTCTAGTGTACCATTGGCTGTTTTAAGGTTTTCGGCGACGGTGTTATACTGATCTTTTGGAACAGCGTTTTTAGGAAATTCGGTTTTGAGCAGTGTTTCAACTGCATCTACGTCGACTTTTCCGTCTTCGTCTGTGTTTGCCTTAATTAGGTCGATGATGAACTTCATAGCTATTTGTCCTCCTTATAGCTGTTTATAGCGGTTGCTTTCCGCTGTTAGGTGGTTAATTAAATTATACGGCATTGCGCTTACTTTTGACAACTAAGAAAGTTTTTTGCGTTTTGCCCATTGCGTATATGTGATATAGTCCGAAATCTCACCATCAACACGCCTCAATTCTGGGTCAACGCTCCCGATTACTGGAACTGTTGTACATCGGCAGTTAATATCTTCTCCAGCATCTCCAAGCATTCGAGGCCCAAGGCCATAGCTATCACCAACGTGGAATTTCTCATCATGATCGACGGTTTGACCATCAGCCGCACCGTGCGTTGCACGCGTTCTACTGTCAAGGCCTGAGACCCATTTCTTTTGAAGTTCATTCACGCCTAGCTTTTTCGCATTGTCATATCCTTTTTGGGTCGTGATCGATCGAACGCGCCCAGCTTCGGTTCGAGCGATTCGCATTGATTGCTTGTAACTCGCTTCAGTCATATCTGAAAGGCGTTTCGCTATATAGCCATATCCTTTTCCCTTGGACGTTTCACGAATTATAAGGTTCGTCGCTTCTCTAGCTAATTTGTCACGATTTTTATAAAGTCGCGTAGATAAACGCTTTCCAGCAACAGGCTGCTTTACAACTTGCTCAAGAAACTTTTCATCAAGCCCAAAGTCCATCGTGAAATTGAGGTTTTCTTTTCCTTCAAGTGTGTAGAATGTTCCGTTATATCCAAGCGCGCCTTCAGCTGTTTTATACGAAACAGCCTCTTGCCCCACAACCTTAAAGTTAGTGTCAAGCATCTCATCGATCCGTGCTGCGTTTCGAAATACACGCTGTGCGTCCATCTTTTGACTAAATGTGAGCGTCTCATAATTCTCAACGTACTCGCGTAATTCCTCTTTCATTTCTTCGAGAGTTTCTTTATACGCTTTAAAGATCGCAGTATCTGCGGTTTTGTAGTTCTTGATTGAAATGCGCTCGAGCTCATTCGTCCAAGCATCGAGTTCAATATCTGGTTTCCAATCGTCTTTCTGCATATTACTATTCTAACCGAATAGCTGGAAAAACGCGCCTGTAGCCGGAACGATATTTATGTCGTCGACATATGCGGGTTGTTGTTCTCCATGGAAATAATTTACATTTGCCTTAACATTCATATTATTAAGCCTATGTGCAATACTTCCACGAGAAGTCCAAACTTTCCCGTCAGGAGATGTATCTAAATAAACGAGTGTTCCGGCAAAACGCATTCGAACATACGCGTGTTGTGTTCGGTTATAAGGTAAAGAAACATAAGTTGGTGCTGGAGCATTCCAATCATTGTGACCCAAAGATATTTTTTCACCTGATTGGTCTGGCGCACTATATATTTGAATGTGCACTTTTTCTAATCCAAATCTATTTGGATCGTTCACACCTTCAACACTAAGTTCCATTTGTGCAACTAACGCTTGAACTCCTGGAGGAAGTGTTGTTGCAGTGAATTTTGCTGAAAGACTTGAATTTGATGCGTCTAAAGTAGTAGGTGATTTTAAATTGCATTGACCGTATTGCGGGGGCTGCATAACACCTCGACCATTAGCCGCAGTAATATTTTCAATAGTCCATTTAGCAGAATCTAATGCCTGGCTAAAACTCTCTTGTATTTGTTCAAGCTTCATTTGCTTATACCTGAGAAGTTAATGCGACAGCGTGCCATTTTGCAGCAGTCGCGTTATAGATAAATCCGATGTAAGTCCATTTTCCAGCAATAGTTGACGCCGGAAGTGCAAGACCGATTCCTTCATAAATTGAGTTCCATGTAATCGCTCGAGCTGTTCCGTTATCCTTAAAAGCGAGCGTAAGCTTATCACCCATAACAGGTGTACCGATTGGAGCTGCAATAGTAACCGCGCCAGCAATCGCGCCGTTTGTGTACAAATCAGCTGTATCGAGATTAGGCGTAAGGCTTGTCGCAAGAGCAGCAGCGCGAGATTTCAATCTAGCTTTAAGCGCACCACCAGTAATTGTGACAGTATCATCTGCATCAGTAATAAGAATTTCAACGTCGCCAGCTTTAAGAGATGCTTCAGCATTCGCACCTGTTGCTTCAAGCGCAATATCCATAGCGCGAGTAATCGCACCGTTTGCAGTATTGAGCTTAACACCGGTTGCGCGCTTAATGACTTTTCCTGATGCATCAGAGAATAATACGATTTCATCTGCTTCTGATCCAGTTGGACCTGAAACATCTGCACCTGTATTTAGCCCAGCAAGTTTTGTTCGTTCAGCGTCAGTGAGAATCTTTTTAGTTGAAGTCTCAGCCATGTTACCCATACTAAAAGCATCACCATTTTTATTTGTCGGATCGTATGTGGATTTCTCCATATTTCCAGCGCCTTGCGGTCCAGTTTCACCAGTATCACCTTTATCACCTTTATCGCCTTTATCACCTTTTTGCAATACGAGATTAAGCGTCTGATTTGGAAGCGATCCGGTAATTGTCGCTGATGGTGATTCGCCTTGCGTAACTGTACCGATTTGAAGAGAGGCATTCACACCAGTATTTCCAATATCACCTTTATCACCCTTGTCGCCTTTATCTCCTTTTTGCAAAGTAAGATTTAAGGTTTGGTTTGGTGAAGTTCCTGTGATTGTCGCTGCTGGAGATGCACCTTGTGAAACTGTTCCGATCGCGAGAGTGTTTGCTGGACCGGCTGGACCTTGAATAGTTCCAACATTAACCCATTCAGAATCGTTCACCGACCAAACATAAAGATTTCCACTAATTAAATATGCATCGCCTTGTTCACCAGTCGCAGGAAGAGCTCCAGTGTTTGCGAGTGTTCCAAGAATATTAACACCAGACCCGTCTTTTCCGGGTTCACCTTTATCGCCTTTTTCCAAGACTAGATTTAAAGTTTGAACAGGAGAATCTCCAGTCATAGTCGCAGAAGAGGTGTCACCCGTTTCAACAGTTCCTATTTCAATAGTTGTAGATGGACCAGCTGGACCCGCTTTGGAAATTTCCGCCTCAATCTCAATGATCTTAGTCGGAGAATCCATCTCAATGTTAATAACTTTATCCATTAGACTGTCGTCCTTCGAGTAATATCAGAAACAATTTCGAAACGAGCTTTTCGCGAAGATTGAATATTATTGGGTCCACGAACAATTTGGATATCATACCAATAAAGATCCGGTTCTTGCTCATTCGTGTCGCTTGGAAGAAGTGGAAATGAAAACGTACCTTCGGTCGCGTTAGTAAATTCAGTAATAACCTTTTTAATGATCGCGTTATCGTCATTCTCTGGATTTTCATCTTCATTGACGGTGAAAAACACAGTCGCGCCTGTGAGGTCTTGCTTAAGATTCACGTTAACTGTTGCTGAATCGCCGCGTATGTTACCAAGAATATCGTGTTTCGCCATAACGCTATTATCCCACGTT